CGCTTCATACGTTATAACTATGTATGTCTGATCATCGTGCGTAGCTACAGAAGCACTAGCGCTATTAGCTGTTCTAAGATCATCCCATAAACGAAGATTAATAGTAGTATCACTTGCTTCGTAAGTAGCACTAACTGCTTGATCTGATTGCGCTCCGGTTTCTGTCCAACTACTTTCACTACCAGTAACAGATCGCCCAGCCCATATTGTCGCTATAATAACTGTGCCAGTAGAATCTCTTATTTCGTACGGTCCAACATCCGAATTCGCACCGGTTTCATACTCTGTACATCTAGTGGAACACCCCTCCAATCGGACATGCGTAATAACATTACCGCTAGGAACACCCAAATCTTCCCAAGTTCCTGTCCATTCCCAATAAGAAATTCCTCTTTTGTTTCTGCCATAGACCCGAGCTTTTAACGAACCAGCAGGATTACCGACTCCACTATCATAGGACAATACGACATCAGCATCTGGATGAGCCACAAAACCTTCAGCATCATTAAGAAACGTGAATAATGTACTGGCTGTGGCCATTGTTTACTCCTTAACTAGTTGGATCTGGAATCTGAATCGCAAAAGCGGTAAGAGTAAAAGGACTCCCAGTTGCAATATCTAGCGTAGATGCTAGATTAGCACTAAGTAACAACTTAGATTCACTGTTATCACATAAAGCAACCCAACCAGCATTACCGGCAGTATTAACTACACCGTCAGATATAGCTCCAACATCCACTTTACGACCACCACCAGCACCACCGTCGGTTGGTCCAGTAATAGTAGGACTTGCTTTGGTTCCGAGGTTATACGTAGTCGTAGCTTCAGCAAAAGTTGTAGGTTGAGAGCTACAAATATACAAATTCTCAACAACAGTTGTCAACTGACTGAGACCCGTGTCGAAAATATCATCATGTAAAATGTCAGCCATAAGATTAAAACTCCTTTAACAAAAATAAAGTGAGCCTTGCCCAGAATATAGGCTCCAGACAAGGCTCGTTAGGAGGAAGAAAATGCTAATTTACGGAGTAAATGCAGTAATTACTTCGTCCGGCAGGGGTAGTTCAGGATCTGTAGCAATATCCCCGTAAAGTAACAATTCAAACGCAGCTAAATCGGTCGGATCAGCAGTTCGCGAATCGATGATAATAGACGCCGTTGCAAGATATCCGGTTACAGCCGGAGGCGTTGTGGATACTTCCCAACTAAACGTAATCGCTTCTGGGGAATCATTGACCGTTTGATATGCCTTCTCGGAAGGAGAAGCCAAACACCCATAAACTAGGTGAATCTTATACCCGTGATCTTCACCATCAACATCATTGCCAACTTTGGTCTGATAACAAAGACCAAAAATTGTACGAGGCTGTTGATTTAGAAGTACGCCAGGTTGTGGCTCAGCAGAGCCGTCGCAAAGAGCGAATTCATCAGGATATGTGTATGCTTCAAGCGTTAAACCGAACTCTTCGGCTGACATCAACGTTAAGTATTTAATATTATCAGCATAAAGAGCTGTCGGTTCTGCTCCACTAGGATTTTCGCTAACGCTAATCAACCCATTCCAAGCGTATCCCAAAGGATATTCGCCTGAACCATCAATAGGATAGAAAACGCCTTTCGAAATACCAGTTTCGTAGAAACGATTGCCAGCATCATCCCATACTAAGGCTACCATTATTTAAATCTCCTTTAAAAAAATAGTGTAAATACATCATGATTTAAGTTGTCCGCCGTGAAATGTCTATCAAAAGACGCTGTAGGCAATAAAGCTATCATGTCAGGAATAAGACTATCAGGATTTTTATCAATAACTGTAACAGTATATTCCTTCTTTAACGAATATGGATTATTGTCTGCGTAATCAGTACGAATATCACTTCGTTCATAGATAATGCACGGATAAGTAATTTTAACTGTTGCTGGAGGTTGAAAATATACATCTTCAGTAATAGCTTCAAGAAGAGTTTGTAAGTCTAGTCTGTCACTCATTGTAAACTCCATTAACAGATAAAATAAGCCGAGGACGCTGAATCTCAACACCACTAACAGACCATTTAGTGCACCCCATCCATTGAATATAACGAATGTGTTCAAGATTCTCATAAGCATATGCATCAGCGACAATACTAAAACGATTACTAATATTGAAATTGGGATTTAAATGTTCACCGCTTTCCCAACTTTGAGTGTTACGGAGAAGATCTCCTTTACAAGCCCTCTCCGTAACAACCTCGCTGAACACTCCAGGCGAAGTTTCCTCGGTTTGAACATAACCAACTACTCCGTGAAACTTAGCCATTTAAGCCTCCCTAGATCATGGATTCTCGAGTGTGTAAATTCGACCTTCTAATTCATTGCATTTGTCAATCAAATCTTGTATAAGAGACCCTAAATCGACATCAGCATTCAATTCCTTAGTCGAATAACCGATAAATTTATCTTCAGTCTCGGTTAAATCAGTTAATAGCGCCATTTAAAATCTCCTTAGACCACAGCTTGTTCAAGAACAATTGCGCTCTTCGGAACAACCAAAGCGCCAGAACATCGGGTTTCAAGTAAGTACTTGTATTGGTTATAATCGATGTCGAAATCATCAAAGAAATTAATCTCGCCACCACGATCAGCGCCCATAGTATAATCACGCAGATTTACTATGATAGCCATCAGATTGTAATCAACAGTGTCGGTGCGAACTTGATTTTCCATCAAAGGAACTTCGATAATCGAATTAACACGAAGCTCAGCTGCTAATTCTGCAACACTTCGATAAAGACGACGACCATCGCCATCCTTTAGAAGTAACATTGCAGTTAAGAAACTTGGAGGCAAATACATATCTGGACTACCACTTCCACGATACTCGATGCGAGCTGTAATCATATCATCGATAAGATCATCAGTTCCTTGAGTCGACGCAACTTGTTTGTGATAACAATAAACAGCTTCGTCACCCCAAACTGGGCGAATCTTATCTGTCGGAATATGATCATCAACCTCAGTTACTGGATCACGTCCATCACCAATAAGAACTGCGCGAGCAATTTCCTCGTCCAGCATAACTCGCATCTCTGATTTCAGCCAACGAACAACATCGAAATCAGTAATATCAAGAATATCGTCACGATCGAGCTTCTGTTTCTTATAAATCGTGTGGGGAGTCGTGATTCGGCGTAGAATGGGGAATACTTCTTCCACCTTCAAGTTACCAGTAACATAGCCCAAAGCACGAGCTTCGTCAGCAGTAATATCAGCGTGCAAACTCTTAATCCGAGAGAAAGGAACATGCTTCGTTCCACTAATAACTCGGCTAACCCATTCCATTCGACGAGCAATCCAAGTTGGTTCACGAGTAACTCCTTGGGCATCTGGAAAGAGTAATTCCAAATTTTCACGATCGCTACCAATACCGTACGTACCAACATGTGCTAAGAATTCCTGACCAACCTCATGAGTTAGGAAGGCTTCTTTCAAAGAACCAACCTTCTGAGCAGTCTTTATAATTTCAGCAAAATGCTCATGGGTTAGTCGTGGCACAGAGGTATCTCCTGTAGCTGAGCCATCAAAAACGTTTTTTTTCATAATAGTAGAATCTCCTTGAATAGTTTCTTCTGAATCATCTTCGGCGCTTTGTTCTAAGTTTTCCTCTTTTTCCTCGTCGCCGCCTTCTCCTAGCAGTTGACCAATAATAGCATACACGGCAACCTTTTGCTTTTCGTCAAGCGTTTCGAAAACGTCGCCAATAGTTTCGTCTTTGGTTTCTCCTTCAGCATGAACAATCTCTTCAGACTCTGGTAACTCAAAATCTAAGCCTGTATAAATGATTGCTTCATCATCCAGATTTGTAACCGTTCCATCAGCATGAGAAATTGCAATGTTGTCTATAACTGCGCCAGGATTAGCTCCGGACAGAACAAGACTAACTTCACGAATAACGCCGTGTGCAACTGCCTTGGATTTTTCAACTAAACTATTAGCCCAAATCGACAATGCCGTTATGTCTTTATGTGCGATCAACAGTTTTGCGTTCTGTCCCTGAGGCGTCTCGTTGAGATACCCGTATCCGTAGACACCATCTTCACGATTTTCCAGTTCTACATGCCCAAGCACGTTAGTAGGATCGTCATGCATATGTTGCCAAACTAAAGGAACAGACATGCCCGATTGATCTTTAAATGCATCTTTAAGAATAATTCGTCCGTCAGTGCATTTAAGATTATTCTTAGTGGCGTAACCACTAAAGTCAAAATTAGTTTTTGGCATAATCTAATGAACTCCTTCCATTTTGATTGTTTTTCACATCCTTTGAACTGGACTCTACTGGAACAGGCTGTTGCTTCATCTCATCAAGGTTCTGATTCAAATTCTTGTTCCTAAGTTCGTCAGCTTTGGGATCAGTACTAGGTTTCATACCAATTACTGCACGAAATTCGTTAGAAGTAACAATTTCGTTTCTAGTAAACTTATCAGCTAGTTCAGCTAATGCTGCAGCTGGTACTAACTTAAAGGGATCTCTAATAGCCATAATAGATTGGCCTTGAGATCTACCGGTCTTTGTTAAAAAGACCCGTTTCATAGAATCAGTAATGGCAGACAACATAGGTTCTATAGTACGATTATAGTAATTAATCAATGTCGCCTCGTCGGCAGTGCCTTCAAAGATTTCAGTCGTCATTCCTAACTGGCTATATAGCATACTCGTCAAGTATTCGATCTGTCCCATTAAATTATTCTCTGCCGGTCGGTTAAGTTGGGTAATCTTTTCAGTACCGTCAACGTAGGCTATACCGTACTTAGAGTCCTTTAATTGGGCTTCGATGGCATCTCGGCGGTTTTCCGCCTGCTGTCTTCGGGCGTCGGTCTTAATCACATAAGGTAACTGGATAAGCACATCTAGCTTCCCACTACCTGATTGCTGATCTATCGCGTCCAAAAGGTTTAATTTCTCAATAAGACGTTTTAACGTCGAATTGGGTTCATTCATTACTGCATATAAAGGATTCTCTACAATAGCAACCATAGTTTTAGGTAATGCTATGTCTTGATGCATACCTGTTCGCTGATTGTAAAGATTAACTATAACATGTTCTGGATACCATTGTACAATTCTTGCTGTTCGCATTGTTAGAACATCATATGAACTAGAAATACTTGGATCAACTGTCGTATCTACTGGAACAATAGCAACTGTGCCTTCATCACATAACGACATCACAACGTCTTGTATAAAAGCTCGTGATGTTTGATCGATGTTGGCTTCAATAGTGAGACAATTATTAAGACCAGAATCAATAACATCAACAAATCTTCCGTTCTCATCAACGCGAACATGTTTAATACCAATGGCAGAAACATCTATTCCAATTCGTGTATAGACTGAGGCGATAATAGATCGCTCAACACCCGTCAGTAACTTAATTCTATCAGGTCTTACTCCGTAACCAACGCCTAGATTAGTATCATAATAAAGTCTATTCTCCCCAAATCTAAAAATGTTCCAGGCTTTTCTAATTCGAGTAAGTATGGTATCTGGCACTACGCATCACCTCCTTCATTAAACTTCTGTTTTCTTCTCAATGGTTAATGTTTTAGAAGGATCGAAAACAATTAAAGGTTCTTTTGAATATGCTTGACCCATATCAAAATCATCATACATAGCATTAAATCCCTCTTTAGCCAACTTAGCAAAATAATTTTTTCTGATCTTTGGTTCCCAAACTAAAAATTGTGCAAAATCATTAAAAGCTTTCTGTTGTACTCTTGGATTGTCACTATTAATCATTTCACGATACTTTTTAGTTACCTTATCAGTTCTATCATATCCAAAATATTTAGCTATTCCAAGACCCCAACTCGACTGCATTTTATTTTTACCCATAGCCGTAATAAGTTGTTCGCTAGATTTAGATCTATGCATTTCTAAAAATGTATCAATCTTTTTTTGCTTTGAGGGCGTAATTATATCTTCCGTAGCTTTCATATCATACTCAAAAACTTTATCGGCATCACGCATAACTTCTAAAAAAGTTTTATATTCAGTTCGATACGTTTTTGCATCGGCTTCGGTATAACTAACATATAAACCCCCAACTCTTGGAGCAAGTTTAGGATCTACTGTTACGTGATGTACTGTGCTTCCTTTTTCTAAAACTCGGATATTCTCTTTTTGAAGATTTCTACCACGAAATGCTTTTCGATCTATATACGTTGGCTTCTTTCGTACCCCCCAGCGCATGCCTTTAGTGCCGTAATGAACTAAGTCCTCTTCTTGAATTATTGGCATACATTAACCTCCTTATTCAAAAGCTTCTTTAGTTGCTTTGTATGCTATATAAGCATCCATCATAGCAGCGACAGGATCTATCTTCTGATCATAACGCTTTTTTAAAAGCTTCCGATTTCCATTAGTATCTTCAAGAGTAATTGCGTTACCCATGGCAAAAGTCATAAGTTCTTGGTCAAAGATAAGAAGACGCTCTTCTGCTAATGTTTTTAGTTCTCCTAGCGGAACCGACTCAGTCTTTGCTCCTTGAATAACTTTTTCAATCCCATAAGGTCCGTTTTCTTTTTCCCACCTTTCAACAAACTCTTTAGCGTTGTAAGGATCATAACCTAAACAGCGTACATCATAATCTGAATCAAGTATAAACTTATCTAAATCCTCATATACCTCCATCATATCAAGAATAGTTCCTTCCAATACCTGTAAACTCGTCTCATCTATAAATTGTTCATACTTATACCTCATAGCTCCTGGTAACTTTTTAAGTGTTAATGACGAAATATAGCATCTAGACTTAATCCCAAAAGCCTCGTTCGGCAACGGAAATATAAAAGTAAAAGCGCAAAAGTCGTCTCCCTGCGAAAGATCTGCCCCCATAGCACAGGGCATTCCCCAAAAACTATGCCGACGATGAGGAAGAGTTTCTTCATAAGTAAAGAAATATGTATA